TTCTCTCGGAGGGGACAGATGGAGCCAGATCTGGCGAGATGCAGGACTATCGGGCCCTTGAGGGCCGGACGGAGCCGAGACTGGTCACACCGGTCCCGACGGATCGGTCGCTTGGTCCTGCCCAAGCCGAATGGGCAAAGCAACGCATGAAGATCGACCTGATGCCGTGGCAAATTCGGGCAATCTCCGATCAGCTTGCCGTCGACGACGATGACAACTTCGTTTTCCGTGAAGCCTTGATCTCGACTGGCCGGCAGAACGGCAAGAGCTTCGCCCTCAAGTCGATGATGGCCTGGTGGGTCACCGAGGAAGCGAAGCGGCGCAAGGAACCCCAGCACGTTCTCCTGGTCGCCAACAAGCTCGAGCGATCCATGCCGATGTATCGGGAGGTCGCCCTATGGCTTGAGGAGCACTATGGCGCAACCTGCCGGTGGGCGGCCGGCTCCCAGATGACCACGATGCCTGACGGCTCGACTGTTCGGGTCGCAGCTGCTCGAGACAACACCCACGGCCTCACCCTCGACCTGATCCTGATCGACGAAGTCTGGGACATCGCCCCGAGCGTGGTGTTCGACGCCCTCCGGCCGTCCATGATCGCCCGAAAAAATCCACTGCTGTCGATGTGGTCCACGGCTGGTGACGAGTCGTCGGCCACGATGCTCCGGCTGCGAGAGCAGGCCATCAACTCGATCGACGCAGGGAAACCCAGCAGGCTATACCTCGCCGAATGGTCTATGCCACCTTCCGTCGATCCCGACGACCGCCGCTATTGGCCGTATGCCAATCCAGCACTCGGCACCACGATCACCTGGGAAGCCCTTGAGGCCCAGGCCGACGGCGGCGATCGATCAGCCTTCCTCCGAGCCCACCTGAATCTGTGGGTATCGGCTGCTAAATCTTGGATGCCGATTGGCCTATGGGAGACAAGAGCTCACACCGATCCGATTCCCGAAGGCGGCATCCTCGCTTGCGACAGCTCAATCGATGACTCTAGGTACGTCGGGGTACGAGCCTCTCAGGGCCCTGACGGCGTTCAGGTCCACGTCGAATTCGTCGTCGAAAAGGAAGATGCGATGTGGGCCGAGATCGAACGCATTATGGCTGACCCGAAAATCCAGCTGGCGATCACCCCCGGCCTCGAGATCCACACGCCCCTACCGCTACGTCGACGCACCGAGACCGTCGGCTATGGCGAGCTTGCCCGATACACCACCATGGTCCGATCCATGATCATCGAAGGCAAGCTGTGGCACGACGGCTCTGTCGCCCTGGCCGAGCACGTCCAACGTGCCGTACTTGTCAAGACCCAAGCGTCACAGGTTGTCAGCTCACAGAAATCACCGGGCCCGATTGAGCTGTGCCGGTGCATGATCTGGGCCGCTGCGCTCGCCTCACGGCCGGCCGTTCGCACCAAGGCCGCTTTCGCAGCAGGCTAGTGAACACGGCTTGATCATTCTGCGAGAATTGCCCTAACCCATGGGCATTTTCAGGAAAGCGACGCCGGCCTTCGGTGCCGAGATCAAAGCCGCCGCAGGTGTTGGTGGATCTGGCATTAATCAGCCGATGACGTACATCACGTCGAATCGGGAGCTGCAAGCCCTCGCCCTTCCGACCGTGTCCCGTGCTCGAGATCTGATTGCTTCGATGATTGGTTGCCTGGATCTGAAGCAGTACCGGCTGGTGTGGGATGACACCGAAGGCGAGTACTCGAAGGAGTACATCCGTGGCGAGTCCTGGTTCACTCGGCCCGATCCGAAGGTCACCCGGAACTTCATGCTCGCCAACACCTTCACGGATCTGTTCCTGACTGGCCGAGCCTTCTGGTACATCACCAGCCGCTATGAGACCGGCTATCCGGCCTCCTTCCAATGGCTCCCAGTGTCCAACGTGACCACGCCCGATCAGGCTGGCCCCGTCTGGTACACGACCTCCGATGAGGTCGAGTTCAATGGCGTGATCTTGCCGAATGAGAACGTGGTGCAGTTCCTGTCGCCGATTATGGGATTGATCTACAACGGCCAGCAGGCCGTCGACACCGCCTACAAGCTCGACCAGGCCGCTCGACGATTCTCCACTAATGAGATTGCCGCCGGCTACCTCCAACAGCGTGGAGGCGAACCGATGACAGCCGAAGAGCTTGGCGAACTAGCGGCAGGATGGAGCGCAGCTCGACGCAATAACAGCATCGGAGCCTTGAACGACTTCGTCGAATGGAAAGAATTCAACAGCGATCCGAGCAAACTACAGCTCGTCGAAGCACGCCAATACCAGGCCCTTGAGCTTGCACGCCTCGCCAACATCCCGCCCTACCTCGTCGGCGCACCGACAGGCTCCGGCATGACCTACCAAAACGCCCTCCAAGCCCGACAGGATCTTTACTTATTCGGTGCGAAGCCCTATATGGACTGCCTCGAAGAAACCCTGTCAGGCGACAATGTCATCCCTCGAGGTCGACACATCGAATTCGACCTCGACGATTATCTCAGCGACAACGAGCTGGTCGAGTCACCCCTGGTGGACGCACCGGCCCCAATGCAGGAGAATTAGAACGCTATGTCCGAAAAGATCACGCTGACCTCCGGCTCCTTCACTGTCGACGCCGCTGCCTCTGACGGTCAGCCCTCGAGGTCCATCACCGGCCTCGCCGTACCGTGGAACGTCGCCACCACCGACTCCCTTGGGACTAAGGTGATGTTCAAGGCCGGATCGTTGCCCGAAGATGGACGCCCCCCTCGTCTGTTGGAAAGCCACGATCCGGCCAAGGTACGTGGCCTAGTCACCGAGCGTGTCTCTACCGACGAAGGCATGATGTTCACCGCCAAGCTCGCACAGACGAGCGCAGCTGACGACACGATGGCCCTGTTGCTCATGGGCGCATACGACAGCGTCAGCGTCGGTGTCGTCCCCACCAAGTTCTCATTCGACAACGATGGCACGATGGTCGTGGAAGCGGCCAAATGGTCCGAGCTGTCGATTGTGGCCGAGCCGGCCTTCGACGCCGCTCGCATTGAGAAAGTCGCAGCCTCGGCCCTCGAGGAAGCACCCGACGAAGATCCAACCCCCGAAACCACATCCGAGGAGGAAATAGTGGAAACCCCCGAAGTCGTCGAGGCCGCAACGGTCCCGACAGCCCCCATCCAGTTCGCCCAGCCGGCGAAGCCGTTCACGTTCCCGTCAGCTGCAGAATGGATCAGCAAGGCCCTCGTCGGCGGAGCTGAATTCGCCGAGTTTGATTCCAAGATCAAGGCCGCTGCACCTGACGTCGTCACGACCGACACGCCCGGCATCCTGCCGGAGCCGATCGTCGGCGCCGTGTACAACAACTACCTGCCGAATTGGCGTCCGCTCGTGAACGCCATGGGTGTCAAGGCGATGCCCGGCGGCGGCAAGATCTTCCGTCGCCCCGAGGTCACCACGCACACCACCATCGGAGCCAGCAACGGCGAAAACGCCAACCTCGACCAGGGCACCTTCGTCGTGTCCGACAACCAGGTCACCAAGCAGGTTTTCGGTGGCTACGTTCGTCTGTCCGAAGAAGACATGGACTGGACGCAGCCCGAGGTGCTCGGTCTCATCATTGATGACATGGCCCGCATCTACGCCAATCAGACCGACGCCTACGCTTGCACACAGTTCGAGGCTGGCATCACGCAGACCGCCACCCTCACATCGGCTACAACTGCAGCCGACTGGGCAGAATTCGTCTACGCCGCAGCCAAGGAGATCCTTACCAACTCGAACGGCAACCTGCCGAACGTGCTGATCATGGATCCGCTGTACTTCAGCAACCTTGGAGCCCTCGACGATCAGGACGGCCGACCGCTATTTCCTACCGTCGGTCCTATGAACGCATTCGGTTCATTGACGCCCGGATCGGTCAACGCCACCGCCTTCGGCCTCAAGGTCGTCGTCGACAAAAACCTCGTCGCAGCCGGAGGAAACAACCTCTACGTCGGCGACAGCACCGGCTTCGAGATCTACGAGCAGTCCAAGGGCGCCATCAGCGTCGAAGCTGCCGACGGATCACTCAGCCGGTACATCAAGTTCCGTGGCTACTTCGCCACCCTCATGATCGATCCGACCAAGTTCGTCGGCCGAGCCTGAGCCACCTAGGACACTGACACCATGGCGACGTTTTCCATTACGCATCGAATGCGTCTGGACGGCGTTGCCGTGGTGCAGACCTTGACGAACGTGGCCGACCTGACTGTCGGGCAGCAGGTCACGATCGCAGGAGTCGGGGACGGCTTCGATGGCACTGTGACCGTCGTGGCCGTCCCAACGGCTCTCCTTATCGGAGTCACCGACGAAGGTGACTTCGAGTACGACTACGACATCCTGATCCCTAATCAGATCTTGTACATCAACTCTGGTGACGATGTCACCCGAGATGATCTGGCGATCTACGGCACCCTTACCTGGACGCCGACCTGTACTTGGATCACCTCGAGCAACGTCACCGAGTTTCTTGGGATCAGCGCAGCAACCGCCAACGACACAGCCTTTATCGCATCCTGTGTTTCAGCTGCGAACGCTTTCGCTTCACGTCGACGCCGTGCGGCCGGCTACACCGACAACCTGTCAACCAGCCCATCCGGCGACGTCACCCTAGGCACCACCCTCTACGCCGCATCGCTGTACCGTCAGCGTGGCTCCATCGACGGCTTCCAGTCATTCGATGCCATGGACACCACCAATCCAGCCATGAGCCTCGGCACCATCCACCAGCTTCTCGGCATCAACAGGGCGCAGGTGGCATGAAATGGCAGCTGCTGGACCGCTCGCCGACGCACGTTCGGCAATCGTCACCGAGATCACGAATGCCGGCTACGCCGCCGTCACCGACCCCAGGAACGCACGCCCTCTGTCGGTATTCGTCGAACTTCCTACGATCACGGCCGTCACCCACAAGGTGCTCGACCTGACCTTCACCCTTCGAGTGCTCGGCGCACCCCCAGGCAACCAAGACTCCCTTGACTGGATCTTCACCGCCGTCGACACACTCATCCAAGTCGCTGACCTGGCCGTCGTGGCCGGATCACCGAGCCTCGCCCAAATCGGGACGCAGGAACTTCCCGCATACGACCTCACCGTGCGCTACGGCACACACACAACCCCCTAAGGAGCACCAGTGGCAACCACCACCATCG